TTAATTTTTCAAGCAAACTGTTGCGATCTGTAACGATAAAACCGTCACCGTTAAGGCTAATACCTTCATCTGTATTAGTTTCGTTATCTAGTTTCTGCTTTTTCAATTGGAGATCAATCATCTTCAATTTTTTATCTAATTTAGTAGCTTTTGCGTCAATAGCATTTTTAAGCATACTTGCTGCAACTTCAAATAATCTAGCACTATAACGTGCTTCAACATTCATGCCCAGATCCATAATATCATCGTAGGCTTCTGTAGCTTTCTTTGCGAGCTCATCTAGTTCGCCGTCTGCAATATCGCCTAGTCCTTTGACTTGCGGAAGGGCTGCTGAAATTTTATCAAACTCGCTAATATCGCGTAAGAGAGGTTCGGGCTTTGCTAAGACAGCAGCCTTCTTTTCTTCCTCTTTTATGATCTTTTTGCTTTCGGGCAAATTGAGCAATTCTTCAAGTTTTTTAGTCATAATAATACTTATCTAATGCCTTGATGGAATAAATCATTTTCGCTTATAATGCGAAATTTTAAGCCTTGCTGTTTACACCATATATTCGCACTGGCCCACTTGGCTTGATTTTTAACAAACTGTGCTTGGTTATATTTGTTCTTACCTACCCGTTCGATAATTGCTTGACTCGCTGGTTTAATTTCAACAATTTCAGCGTGTACTTTACCCATCTTGTCTACGTATTGAATAAAGAAATCAGGAACATAAACAGTTTGTCTACCTGTTAACGGATCTCTGTATGGTATCTTCATAGGCTCTGATGCCCAGGATTGTATGCTTTCGTTTTGATCGCAAAAATTCATAAAGCTCCATTCCCAACTCGATCGGTAAGTTGGAACTTTTGTACCTACATATTTTCCGGGATTTCTCATGACAAATTTGCCACGTGCAAATTTACTAGCCATGATATTATATTAGAATGTTACGAGCTTCGTAAGTGTCGACTGCATTATTAATTCTATATCCTAACACACTTGTCTTTTCTCTATAGGCATTTAGTACCTGAGCTACAACTTGACTAAGCTGTACATCATCTAATTTCTTTAAAGTGTCTACTAGCTGGAACACATCTACGCCGTCAATCCTTGCTTGATTCAACAATACTATTGCTGTACTTTCAGCTGATGTAGTGTCAAATCCTTGTTTAGTAAAGAACCCAACTACTGCATCAATTTGATTTGACGGAAAGCTAACACTCTGTTGGAAAAATTTATCAAAGAATTGTCTAACAGCGACAGAACTATCAGTAGGTGGAACTTGTGGTGGAAGATTAGATGCCATGTTATGGTCCTATATTAATAGCAGTGCCTTCTGTTGATGCTGGAGGAACGTTAGCCTGAGGAAATGCCACATTTTGTAATCCGCCAGTAGAGGTAACATTTGCAGTTGTAATAACACCCGAAGGAGAATTTTGCATCAATGATGTTGCAGTATTTTGATATCCATTGATTGTCTGTATTAAATTATTTAGAAAGCTAGCACTGTTATTTGAAACATTTGTTGAACTTACAAATGAAGGATTGATAGAAGTTGGACCATTTTTACCTACAAGTGGACTCGATACTTGGTCATAGTGTTCTTGACCAAAACCTATCGGATCACCGGCAGTAACTACTCCAGAATCATAACTAACTGCTTCATAACTAATAGACATGCTATTTTCAGTAACACCACTGTCAGCATATTTTACCTTAGGATGAGTAAAACTTGTTATAATTGGATTATACAGTGTATAGCTGACATATTCGTGTCTAGCCATTTGGTATAATGTAATTGAATTAAAGAACGGTAATGTACTTGCATTGTCTAAACCGTAATTTGTAGGGATAAAATTAAAGTTACGTGTTGCTGTACGATTATATGCACCGGGAACTAATGCACTTGTACTATCAGCATAGTAATAGGCATAATAGTTTTGCCAGAGCATATTAATCAAGCTCATATTATCATCATGGAATACTATGTTAATTGCATCATACTTATGGCCAATTTGTACATTCTTTTTTCTGTTATACTGATTTAGTGTTTCAGTACTAATTGTAAATTTAGGCAAGTCTGTACTCTTAACCAGCATATTAATTTCAGTGCCGTAATTTTGTACTAATGATGCATCTTTCAGTGCGTTTGCATTAAGACTAAATGCCACATGGAAGTTAAATGCTAATTTAGGAGCTAGTCTGAACTGATCATCAGAAAACATCCTTGAAGCATGCTGCCAACTACGTAAGGTAACGTTAGTTGGTTCGGTTAAAAGATAGTTAGGTGTGAAAGCCATACAATATTTATCGAGTAGAATTAACTATGTAGTTAATGATTACCTATAAAAAAGCCTACCGTAGTAGGCTTTATTATTAAATACCGCCGCCTGTTGCGCCAGTGCCAATAGTACGTTGTGTTGGAGCCGCTGCACCACCTGTAACTTGTAAACAGTTATCTGGTTGGATTGTTAACTCAACCATTACTGGTGTTTGCTCTGAATACTTGATGTCACCATAGTTGATCTGTGTAACATAGCAACCGTAACATTCCCAAGTTTCTAAAACATTTGGAGTTAGGGTGCCATTACCACCGTCAAGGATTTCAATACGCATACTAAACTTGTAGTCACCACCCGAAGCAGCTGATGCTTGTTCAAAGAAGTCAAACTGTTTCTGTAGTTGCTCACCACATAGCTTAGACACTGCGCCAGTTACATCGTCACGCAATGTAACTTTCATAGTTTGCCATGTTGGCCGACCTGCATAGTGGATTGTTGAGTTATAAATCTCAAGTTTCTGATCTGCAAATTGCATGTTAGGGCGAGCTGCGTCTTGTACTTGTTTAGTTAACTCAGTTGTTGGTGTCGAAACGCCAAAGTTCTCAAACATCACTCTAAAGCGATACTTGAGCTTAGGCATTAACATACCTTGCGAAGCAGCACTCTGGTCTGATGCTAGTGGAACTGTAAATTTACTTAATGATGAAATTGCCATTTGTTATGCTCCGATTATTTTGCTAGACCTTTGATTGCACCAGTATTTTCTAAGCGAATTGGAATGTAAATAAATTCCGCTGCTTTTACTGGTTCAATTGCTACGTCTAACCATAGTTCACTGCGATCAATACGTGCAGGTGTATTATTACTTGTATCACATACTGTTAAGTAGTCATATAGAGCACGTTGTCCTACTAGTTCTAATAGTAAGCTGTCTGCATGTCCTTTGATTTCGTCACGTGTGATCTTATCGTTTGGTTCAAACACATATGGTTTTGCCAATTGATTGAACAAGCCACGTAAGTAAATTACTAAACGTGCTACGTTGATACGATCTAATGAGCTTGCTGTCAATTGACGTGTGTATTGACCATATGCAACTAGTCCTGTGCCAGACAAATATGTAATTGGATTAACATGGATGCTAGCTAATGTATCACGTTGTCCGCTGTTTAAAGCTACAGCTTGGAATTCGCCTTGGAAATCAACATATCCAACTGCTGAAGCATTTGTAATTCCACCACGACGTGTACCAGCTGGAGCAAACCATGGATAAGAAACGTTATCGCTTAGAGCAATAGTACGTAGCATCATATGGCTCGGAGGAACAGCAATCGCATTACCTAGATTGTCTGTTGAATAACCCCATGGATAGTAAACACCTAAGTATGGGTCTGTTGTTACAAGACCTTTCTGACTGTCATACAACGCTTTGTTAACGTTATTACCCCAGTTACTTAGTGTTGTTGCATCAGGTGTTAAACGTGCTGGTGAATCGCCAACAACAAACGCTGAAATACCGCGGTCATAGTTTAATGTTACAAGATCAGAAATAACTTCTGGATATCCTGGGCAAGCAATTAAGTTAAACACACGTGATTCAGTATCACGGATTTGTTGATTACTTTGAATTGTTGCTTTAAGAGCTTGTAGTACAACTTGACGCTGTGCAATATGACCAAATGATCCTGAACCGTCTGGTTGGTTAGCAGAAGCTGTAACCCAACGATCTGGATAGTAATTGGTCATTAATTCTGGAACTAGTACACCCATTGTGTGTGGGTACATGTCATTGCGAGCCAATACATTAACATAATTCTTATGATATTGCTTGACGTTAAATCCTGAGCGACGTGTATTCCATAGCAACATACCTTTTGGATATAGTGCAGGATCTGGACAATCAAAGTCAACAAAGTTACTTGTTAGTAATGTTTGGATACTGTCCATAGTACCTGTACCGCTTGACTGTGCTGCCGCTTGTGAACCTGTGGCTGCCCAACGAGCATCACCAAATACAACACCATTTGCGGATGTTTGATCACTGTTATCAACTAACACCCATTGTTTAGTGTTATAGTTATATTTGAAAATTACTGGATAGCCTTCTAATACTGTAATATTAGAATCGATCCATAAGTCGCCGTTAGCAAGAGGTCC